TAACCCGCCCATCCGCATAAGCCTGACGAATTTCAGGTTCAAGCGTTTCATATCGAGCGGGGTCTGTCATGCGAAGCCGGATAAGGTCGGCACGACGATAAACTTTCCGTGAAGATTCACCAGTTCCGCCCGTATCAACAGTAGCAGCTCGCATATTGGCTTTAAGGGCCTCTGCACCATCGGTGCGCGTCTGACTTGTCTTTACGTTACGAATCTGTTTGAATGTGGACAATAGCTCGTCAGCGGAGTCGAAGTCGAAGGAGGTGTTGGCTTGTGTGTACATTTGCACACGAAGCTTGCTCCCCTTAACCCAATCAATAAACTCAGAGTCATTCACAATGTCTGCAAAGTCGGGATGCTTCTTTTGGAGAGCACCTTGGCTTTGCATTTGTTTGAATTGCTCCGCAGCCTGTTTAGCTGCCAAGACATCTGGATGTTTATCCACCGCATTACGAACTGCTGTCTTTGGGTCTTCAAAGAAGTCAATTTCGTTATCAATAGCAGGCTCTTCTGTTTTCTTATAGAGTTGCTGTTTGAGTAGTTCATCTGCAAGCTTACGAACCTCACCCACCTCCTGAGCCTGCCGTCCAATGAGCTTTTCAGCCTCTTGGTGCATTGTCATGATGTCTTCTAGACTCTTACCCTCATATTTAGAGGGAATCTTTGGACGCTCTGGGGGAGCTTCTTCTTGAGCTTCTTTACGCTCAACTGCATCAAATTCACTATCACCCGGTTCTACTTCATCAAAAATTGCCATGCCGTCCTTTCATCCTGCCCGTAAGGGTTTTAGGATATTTGTTAAATAGTTCAGAGGTTGTCGCTCACGCGTTCTTCTGTTCTTGTTTGAGCTTTTCAGCTCGATTTCGTACCCATTTATCCGAAGCTCCGGGAAAAGCACCTGTAATGCCCTCCAATGAAATCATCGGGGTGGATATGATACGAGAGGCTTCTTCGCCACATTCTTTACAGGAAGTGGTTCGGATGCCTTCGTCTATGTAGTGCTCGGAGGTATGTTGCTGAGCGCAGCGAAACTCATAGATTCTTTTCATTCTGTGAGTTCCTCATAAGCCCGTTCGCAAGCCTCTTTGCGGGTTAAAAGCAAGTTAAGAATGTCTAGCTGTCCTTGTCGATTAAATAAGGATTGTGAATCTAGGACAGTTGACAGTTCGTTAACGTTGTTCTTAATCTGTTGCAAATCCTCCATCAATAGTTTCCACCCTTTGGTAGCCATCATTGAGAAGGTTTCTTCATAATATTGGGAAAGTTCAGGAGCCAAAGCTTTATCCTTCTGTTGTTTTAATGCAACTATTGTAGCATATTTACAACACTTTTGTCAAGCCATTTGTAATTTAAATGCTGGAACCGTGACAGTGCCTGCTACAGTGCCGGGGAGGTTGGTTGTTCTGAGGGTGATGGTTGAATCCCCCCAGATGTAATACCTGATCTTTGTACCTGTTGGGTAGTAGGTAGAAAGCCCAATAACAACCTCTGTTTCCGTCGCATTGGTAAGCTTTAGCTGTGTTGCCGAATACCGATCAATAACCCATCCAGCCCCTTTGTCTTCCTCAGCATAAAAATAGATGTTTTTATTTGAAGCGGATGGCTCTGCATTAAACTTAATAGCAAGAGAATAGGAGCTACTTACAAGGGTTGTCATAACTCCTGTAGCTAGGTCATAGGTGAAGCCGTCGTTATTAGCAATAGTTGTTGCTTTAAACACCGTAGGCGTTGTAGGAAGAACAACCGCAGCATTTGTATTTAGCAGTTCAATAGAGGGAAACCAGTCCTTCTTATCAACCCTTACATACACGCGCCCGTCTGTAGCACTACTGAGCACCACAGTACACATTTCAACGACATAAGCAGGCTGAATTGGAGCAATGTCTGTAAGCAAGCCTGGTGTTTCAGACAAATAAAGAATGGTTCCCGTAGCATAGGCAGAGGTGTTTAAACCGCTTACAAGTCCAGAAACACACACATATCCGTAGCTGTTAGCCTCCAGAGGGGCCGTAACAATGCCTAAGATGGCTTCGGAGGTTGCTTGTGTAGACGCGTCTGCTTTAACAACACCGGGGAAGTTGGTGTCGGTTCCGCTGATATAAACCACATCGCCGTCAGTGAGTAGGGCTCCAGAGGTGTTATAAACCCTTACAAGCATTTCCCTACCGATGTTCACCGTTACCTGCTCTTCCTCGTTGTAATAGGAAAGGGAGTGGTCAAAGTTGTCATAGAACAGAAGCCCCTCTTGGTGCTGTGGGTTTGGAAGGGTTGTGTTGAAATCAATCCTATCCCAAGCATTCCCGTGGGTTTGCTTTAGAGAAACCAAAGCCTTAGCCTCAGAAGCCGTGATTGTTCCGCAGTCAATCTCCCTGCCGTCTGAGAGGGATAGAACTAGGCTGTTGTCGAAGTCAATACGGGCATCAACTACTGAAACCCCCTGTGCTCCTTCGTCGCCCTTGTCCCCTTTAAGGCCTTTGGAGCCTGTTTCTCCCTTGGCTCCACTGTCTCCTTTATCCCCTTGCTCACCAGAGGCCCCACGAAGCCCTCTAGGGCCTTCTAAGCCATCTAAAGGGATAGGGATAGCCACTAAGGCTGAAACACGCTCACGGAGGGTTTTGAGCTGTGTTGCGAGGATAATTGCTTCATCCATTGCTCATCAACCCAGCAAACTCAGCATCCTTCTCCTTCTTCTTATCCATCTGCATCATGGTGATTCGCTCGTTGCGCTTGCTGTCTTCTTCTTTGATGCTCAGGTCTTTTTCCTTCAGCATCAGTTCAGTGATACGGGCACGACGCTCAAAGTCCTTGCTTTCATTGTCTTCATTCAGATTGGTAGAAAGCGCTGCGGTAAGCTTTGCCTGTGCCAACTGAGGAGCCAACTGAGTATCCACCTGAATCTGCTGAGCCTCTGCACCAGCCTTCTGAGCCTTAGCAGCCAGTTCAGCCGTCTGAGCACCAATGAGCTGCATCTGAGCCTGTTCTTGCTGCTGCTGAGCCTGTTGAGCTTCTGGGTTTGGCTGACTCATCTTATCCAGCGTTTGCATCAGTTCTGCTCGGTTGGACAGCGAGCTATTAGCCAAAATACCTTTGAGAAGCACTGGCAGCACCGGAGTGTTGGGGCCAAGGGTTTGTAGCAAGCCAATCATCTGCTGTTGTTCATACTCACGAGCCAACACACCTAGCGTAGCCGTAGGAACAAAGGTCATGTCCACAGAAGGATAACGCTCAGGGTCAAACTGCATATAACGATATACAGCTTTATAAATGAACGGAATCATGAAGTCTTCTTGGAAGTTTACAAGGGTACGTTTGTACTTCTTGATAATACCTGCCATAGCCATCGACATGCCCTGACCACCACCGTCGCGCTGAGTTGCGGAAGGTAGACCAGCACTATCCACAGTTCCGGTTGCTTGGAGAAGCATACGTTCAAAGTTTTGAGCAGCCGCTGGTGCGTCAACGTTTGATTGACCGAAGTGGAAGGGGTAGATGATTTCTGTTGGGTTGCCATTGGTGAGGAGAGCCTTGCCGGGTTTAACTTCAAACTTAGCACCCCTTGGAAGGCGCGTAGCATCCATAGCAATCATAGGGGCTGTGGTGAGGGCCAAGCTGTCCATGTGAGCGCGTAGCTGGCCGTCAATGGCCTTCTGCATGTTGTAGGCCTTCTCAACCGTACCACGGCCATAGAAGCGACCCGGAACCGTATCATCTTGATAGGCCACCACAGGGCGGTCTTTCATCATGTATGGGGATTCCTCAGCCTTCAAGAGCTGACCGTCGTTGGCAATGACAACAATGGCCTCAACCATGTCGCTATAATCGTCAGCAAGGGAATCTTCTGGAAACAGATCAACCTCATCACTTTCGTCTTCGTTGATTGCTTTCAAATACTCACGGGGAACAAGGCCGTAATAGGTGATTAGCTTAACCTTATCGTCTTGGTAATAGCTATCTTCTTGGGTTGCTTCCAAGTCACTATCGCCGCTGCTTGTACCAATATCCACCTTCTTGTAAATGCCGTTCTCCATGCCTTGTACAATCTTGTGGATTGAGACATATTTCTCCACGGCACAGCCCATTGCCTCTTCAATGCTGTCGGCATTGGGGTCAATGATGAAGTTCTTTGGGTTGACGGGCTTCAGCTTCACACAGAAGCGCTCTGAAGATTCCACGCCAATGGCTGCCATGCCCTGCATATTAGGCATTGCTTGGGTGGCTGGCTTATATTCGGTGTAGGAAGAGACAGAAATCTCACCAATGCCTGTTCCGTAGATTTCAGCCATCAGCTCAATGTGGTCAATACTCTTCTTAATCTTGTCCCGCTTGAAGTCTTCCATGAGGAGAGCCTTAATAGCCTCCACATCCATTGGGTTGCCATTAACATCTTTGATGTCGTCCTCAATGTCAAAGAATTCTCCCTGACCGAAGATGGCTTCAATAACCTCAGCGTGGCGGGTCTCCACAGCCTGCTGTGTGGCAGGGCTAATAATACGGCTGCGCTCACTTTCGCGGGTCTTGTCCTCAGCAGCCCACTGACCACGGAAGATGCGCTCATACTCCTCCCAATCAGGCAGGAAGTTGGTGTCGCGGTAGTCACGCCAGCGGTTTAGGTGGCCTGTAACCCAATCAACAAGTTCCTTCTCGTTGTTTGTTTCTTCTTCAAATACTACTGGAGTTTCTTTAGCCATGTTGTCCTTTAATAGCCTGCCACAACGTCCATGACTTCGTAGTCATCTTCGTCATAATCTTGTTGATAATTACTGATAGCGAGTTGGTCAATGTATGACAAAGCGTCAACCAAGTCATCATGCACCCCTGCTGTGGGGAACATGATTAGCTGATCCTCAAACTCTTTCCAATCACCCTTTTCATTGAAGGAGATGCGCCCGTGCTCCATGCGTCCCTGTAGCGACCAAACCACCCGATCCACCTTCTTCTTGTTGCCGTGGGTGAGGTCATGGATGTGGGTATAGACATTGTTTTTACGCATCAGGTCAGACAAATAAGGAAGCACCGCGTTCTTCAGAGCCCCTCGCTCAATGCCTGTGGCAATGGGCTTGTATTCTCTGACGGCCTTCAGGATGTGAACAGCCGTAGCCATAATGTCCCAGCGCCCGTGCTCAATCTTCTCAACCCACCAATTCCCGTTGTCCTCAATCTTTACAATTGCAATGGCTGTTTCGTCAAGGCGGTTCTTTGCAGCCCCTGCATTCTTACCAACCTCCTCAAAGCCTGCCAAGTCAATGGCAATGACATAGGAGCCATGCTTAGGCTCAGGAGCTGTCTTAAACCATTCCTCTTTAAACACGTCAGAGCCTGCGTTGTCAAAGGAGGAAAGATATTCCTGCTTGAAGGCAAAGCTGCTGAGGGATCGTTGAGCAGCGTCAATCTCTTTGGGGTCAATGGTTTCGTTGTCTTTGGTGGTGAAGTGCCAGCTCTTCCATTCCTCGTCTGTTTCTTCAAGCCCAAGCTTGTAGATGTCGTAGAACCAGTTACGCCCAGAAGGCGTGGAAATGAATAAGGCCCGTCCCTTGCGGTCAGACAAGGAAGCACGAATAACCTTCTCCCAGATGTCTTGTTTAATAAAGGCAACCTCGTCCAGCACTACATAGGTGAGCGACATACCCCGCAAGCTGTCTGGATTGTCAGCCCCTCGTACAAATATCTTTTTGCCGTTTATCAGCGTAATTTCCAAGTTGTTCACATGGCTGCTCTTAATAACCTCTCTTCCAAGGTCATGGAGCAAGTCCCAAATAATTGACCGAGCTTGTCCCAACGTGGGAGCAATATACATGACAGCAGCGCCGTCAGGGCAGTTGAGCCCTTCAATCAGAAGGGTGATGGCTGACAACCTGCTCTTACCACAGCGACGCCCTGCCGCTACAATCTTGAACCGGGTGCTGTCACTAAACACTTTCTTTTGCCATTCAAGCAACTCAAATGACAAAGCCGTCATACGTCAATCACTCCCTCATCTTTGTTATACACCTGCTTAGCATCTGACAAGCCTGTTATGTTGATAGTGACTTGGGGAGTGCTGCTTCCGTTCTTAGCAGCATCAAAGGCACTCATTGGAAGAATACGCTCAGCACAGAACTTCAGAGCAGCAAACTGATCTTTGTCATCACTGTCCATTGCCTTGTGAATGAGGGTGGCAATAATCTTCTCACCTGTGGTTCCTAGGAGCCTTGCCTTGAACTCCTGAAGCCTTGAGGCCTCTCCGGGGGGTCTGCCAAGGGCTACACGGCCTCCGGGCTTCTTAGCGGCTATGGCAGCCTTTGGAGGACGTCCCTTACGCACAGGAGGCTTTACAGGGATTGGTTTATCTTCTTTCATTAGTCTTTGTCCTTTCAGGGAGACAGCTGTGCCTCCTTGGAGGGCTTTAAAGCCTATGGAGAACTTAGGCTACTAAGTTTCCCTATTACCTACTAAAACAGTAATCTTAATGAACTAGGGCCTTTGAGGGAAGTCATAGCCTTTGTCCAGATTCTGTTAAGTTTGCTATGATGGGGCCCGACATCACAGTTCATTTGAGTTACTGATAAGATTTCTCCTATACAAATATTGTAGCACACTTTTGCACATAAAAGCAAGCTTTTTGACAAAGAAGTGCAAATAAGTTGAAATTAACCCAATCTTTACTTAATCTTTACACAGAACAGCCCGCTGTTCCCCTTTAAGGCCCTTTCTGGGCTTCGGGACGACAACTAAAAGAGGATGTCGTTAACAAGAATGGTGTCTTTTTCCTTTAAGGGAACTACGTTAGTGCAGATTCCTTTAAAGTATCCCCTTCTTTCTTCTTCTGTCCCTAATTTATTGTTAAATAACAACAACTTAACGGCCTTTGGTTACTTTTATGTCGTTGTCTATTTAGCTTCTTTTATGGTGCTTTATAGTGCTTTATAGCCTTTTGTCTGTTTTTAGCTTTTTGTAGGCTTTGGAGGCTCCTACAATATTTATAAGAACTCACGCACCCCTCCCCCCCTATCAAGCAAGCTCCGAAGGGTAATACGAATCACTCTCATTAGCCTTCAGAGCTGCTCTGGTGCTTGCATTGGTGCTATCAAAAGCATAGCAGGTGCTTACAAGGCTCAGCAGTGCTATCAAAACCATAGCAGACATATAAGCAAACACTTATATAAGCGGTGGCTTATGAGTGGGGGCTGCAGTGGGAGCCTATAAAGCACACCTATCAAGCCTTACCAACCGATAGCCAACACCTATCAAGCCTATTGTGTTGCTTATAAACAACAGCTAAGCACGCGATGTGCCAATCAAGAACTATGCCAAGGCTTTAAACGGCTTCTAAGCCCTTCAAAGGGTATCAAGCCACTACCACACCTAGGAAAGTTATCCCGTCTGCACTCATAGTTATCCACAATTTGGAGGCTTGCCGACTCTTCTATAAGACCTAAGCCTGTGGATAACTTTATAGAATTGAAAACAAAGGTTCTAAGGGTTTGTCCCTATGAAATAATTGTTGACAGGTGATCGCAGCGTGCTACACTACATTTATGGATTCGGGGATTCTCCTCGACCACTTAAAGGCTTAGAATGAAACACCTTGTACTAACACCCGCTGATCGTCTCAACTGCAAAGTCACGTTTAACGTGAACCGTTTTGAGGTTTATCACGCAGCTGGCTGGCTGCTGACTGCCGCGAGTGATAAGGCAGACTTAAAAGCCCAGCTCGCGGCCAACGGCATCAAGGGCGCACTATTCGACGGTAGCGCCCAGCGCCGATACATGGCCTACTAAAGCCCAGCGTAAATTAAACCCCACCAAACGAAAGCCTTTTATGTACAGCACCACTATCAAACTTTGGTCACGCAACGGACACACACCATTAACAGGTCGCGGCGGCTCCTTTTGTGATGAACTACTGAGCCTCACTATTGACTGCGCTGGCCCTTCTGAGGCTGAGCAGAAGGCGCTAGATTATAAGAACAAAACAAAAGGAGCTTATTCCTGCCATTACAATATGCCAGACTATCCAAACCAAAACACCCGTTCACGTTTCTGTCATTACGGATGACCAAATAAAGCCCAGCGTAAAGCCTGCAAAGGCTTTGCAGTGTGTTTTTAATCAACTAACAGGGCATATCATGCAAGCAATCCGTACTCTCAAAGCAGCCAAAGCCATCGCAGGTTCACTCGGCAAGCCTTCAAAGATGCCGGGCCTGTCATATGGCATTAGCGCCAAGCGCTGCATTGTCGGGGCTAAGCTGGCAACCATTGAAGGCAGCGTCTGCCATGGCTGCTACGCTCTCAAAGCAAACTACTCATACCCTTCGGTCATGAAAGCCCATGAAACGCGCTACGAGTCCTTGGATCATCCACAATGGACAGAAGCCATGATGTTTCAAATTGATAAGAGTAAGACGGAATGGTTTCGCTGGCATGATGCCGGTGACCTCCAAAGCTTTCAGCACCTGCTTAACATCGTCAAAATTGCAGAGGCTTTGCCTTTGGTTAAGTTCTGGATTCCAACACGTGAAAAGAAGATTGTGCATCAGTTCACCGACACCTTCGGAGCGTTCCCTGATAACTTAAACGTACGCGTGAGCGCCACAATGATTGACGGCGAAGTTCCCGCAGGCTTTGCTAACACGTCAACCGTACACGAAAGCAATGAAGCCAAAGGGACAACATGCGAGGCTTACAAGCACAACAACAAGTGCAATGATTGTCGTAAGTGCTGGGATAAGGAGGTTTCTAACGTTTCGTATAAAAAGCACTAAACTAAGGGTTTTCCCCTATAGCAGGGGCCTAAAAAGCCCCGATAATTAAGATTCACAACAAAGGTTTATATGTTTTTACAAGCAGTCTTGAAAGCCACACAAGGTAAGTTCTTTACAGTCTCCTTTATCAAGAAGGACGGAAGCACACGGGTTATGAATTGTCGTTTAGGGGTGACTAAGCACCTCAAAGGAGGCGTGAGCACTTTAAACCCTACCGAGTACCTCACGGTCTATGATATGCAAGCAGAGGGCTACAGAGCCGTCAATCTGTCAACAATCGTCAGCGTGGTTTGTGGCGGTGTTGTTTTAACTAATGGAAAATAATCTATGTCACGTCCTAAATATACAATCTTCACCAAGCCAAGCCTTTGGGAGAAAATGGCCGATTATGCCCTAGCTTTGGGGCTTGGTGTTGCCATTGCCTTTGGTCTGTTCGTCTACGTTTCCTAACCCTTCAGAGGTCTGTCATGCAAATGGAAGTTAAAAGAGTGTTCCTAGAAAATAGTGATAAAGTTCACTGGGCTGTCATATCGGACGGTGTACAGGTTATCACCCTCGGATCAAGAGAAGCTGCAAATAAAATGATGGATGTCTTGTTCAATGCTAGATCAGACGCAGAGAAACGACTAGAACAGTTCTATAATGATGAGGTGTAGATATGAAAAAAACAGACTTAACGAAGATACGAGATCAAGCTGCATTAATCGAGACGACTATTGCAGTCCTTCGGAACAATCTATATTCGGTCGGTCTTTCCGGTTTGGCTGAAACTCTTCGCCATTGTCAGGAAAGTGCGTATACAATACACCACTTAACACTTCCGACAATCAGCAAAGACACTCCTCCTTTCATTGACGTTGCGTAACCCTTCAAAGGCTCCCATGTACAAAATTATTCATGTATCAAGCGGCATTGTGGCAATCACCTTCAACGAGCGCTCTTATGCCCTCGATTGGCTTGCCGACAACAACAATCTGAGCGGAGAGCCCGCTAATTTATATAAACTAGTCAAGGCTATGTCATGAAAGTATTTGTCTACTTCAACCTTCACCGAAAGGTGTTCAGCGTCAAGGCTCTGGAAGGGCCAATGAAGGGCCGCGTAGTGGCTCACCTTCATGATGTGCTGCTGGCCGACGCCACCTTTAAGGTGTCCGAAGCAGGCCGTCAGCGTGTCCTTCGTGAGCGGCGTAAAAATGTTCATGCTGGCGTTAAGGGTGATTGGCTTGAGGGCAATGATAAAACTCATTCATTTGTCATCATCAATGGGGCCGCCGCAGTGTATAATCCGTACAAGTATGCTTCATTCGTTCACCTATACGGAGAGCATCCTGTAACAGCCGCCCACCTTGTCGCATTGGCTGTAGATGAGAGCCGCCGCCCTTCAATTCACTACTGGAACTAATATGAAAAAACACACCTATTATTGGATCGTCGACGACGTTAGTTTCAAAGGACAATACACCATTGAGGAGGACGAACCCGGTTATTTGCCTATTGTCACCCTTTGCACCTTGGAAGTCGAAGGCATTGATCTTATGCTCGTAATTGATCCCAGAGTAGTACAGGAAATTGAACATGGGTTATTGGAGCAGGAGCTATGGAACACATAAGCGCCTACAATGCCCTCAAATGGCCCGTGCTGGCCTTCGTAGGTCTTGCCGTAGGCCTATGCGCCGGATATGCTGCGAAGGGCATAGAGGACGATCTACAGGCAGGCAGCATTGAAGGGCTTTGCAGGCCAAGCAAGAGCTGGACTGCTTACGTCGCTGAAGACGCTAGTGGGTATGTATGCTTTAAACAGCAGAAATTTAACAAGAGAATTATTCGTTACAACATTGTGGAGAGAGAGAATGACTAAGCATATCCATTACGATACAATCAAGGCTTGGGCTAATGGGGCCACTATTGAGATATATGACCTTTATAAGGATACATGGCACGCCATGGACAACCCTTCATGGTATGAGGACAATGAATACCGCATCAAGCCCCAACCAAAGCCCGACCTAGTACGTGAAGCCCTCATTGTGAACAGCTTAAGCGCCGGGCCTATGTTGTACGCAGCAAGCCCTTCGGAGTCCAACATTGTGCTGTTGTTCGATGGAGAGACAGGCAAGCTGAAGCAATGCACCATTAAAGGGGCTTAGAAGCCCTTAGGAGCGTTTAAACGAACAAGGCAAGGGCTAAGTAGCCCAGCCAACCGATAGATCAACTTAGAGGGTTTTAGCCATGCGCTGTATTTGCTGTAACAAACAACTGAACGACTTCGAGAGCACCCGTCGCCATGCAATCACCAGAGAATTCCTAGACATGTGCAACAGCTGCCATGCCTCCGTGGCAAGCTCGTCTCGTCTGCCCACCATCGACAGGAAAGACCTTGACTCCTTGTCGGGTATTGAAGAAGAGCTTGACAATGACGACAATCAATGCTACCCTACCTTTAAAGAGCTATGAAGTTCTTAGAAGGCTTAGTAGCCTTAGGTGATAGATAATTCAATTAACAAACTCAGGTACTACGGTACTTCAGTCCTTTAAAGAGCAACCAATGGCTAATGATTTTTATCTTAATGAAGAGCAAGAGGAGACACCAGAAGAATGGGGTCTATTACAGCAGGAGTTTCATGAATGGCAGGTGCTTAGTGATGCTGCTGACATCGTTTCTGCTAGGGGGCTTCCATTTGTTATGTCGTCAATTTTAGAAATAATGAAACAGAAGGGAATTCAATGATTTATTTGTCTTGTGTTGCTGTGGTTTTTGTCTTGACGCTGGTTGGCAATGAATGATTTAATTAAAACCTTCTTGTCCTTTATAGGGGTGTTAAAATGACAAAGAACTGGCCCTTCCCGCAGAGGGACACTTATGGTGCTATAATCATTCCTCCGAAGCCTATTCCGGTGCGTGAGGATGCCCTCTTTTAAGGAAAGACAATGAGCAGCAGTTTTATCAAGCACGTGGCCTGTGAAGCCTGTGGCAGCAGTGATGGGAACGCCCTATATGACGACGGCCACACCCACTGCTTTGCCTGTGGCATCACAGCAGGAGAGAATGACAGGGAGGACAGCTACCGAGGCAGGGAGGAAATGAACAGGCAACAATCAATGAAAGTTCCAATGGAAATCAAAGGTGAAATCAAGAGCATTCCTGAGAGAGGAATCACCCGCTCTACATGTGCTAAATATGAGGTGAGACAAGATGAAAACAGCCACTATTACCCTTACACTGACGGAAAAGGAGCTGTTGTTGCTTCAAAGGTCAGAGGTGTTGCGGATAAATCTTTCTCTATCCGGGGAGACTTTAAAAGCGCTCAGTTGTTCGGTCAATCCCTATTCAGTGCTGGGGGAAAGGCAGTCACCATTTGCGAAGGTGAGCTGGACGCTTTAGCGGCCTTTCAGATGCAGGGGAGCCTGTACCCTACGGTGAGTGTGAGAAATGGCGCTCAGGCGGCTCTGAAGGACTGCAAAGCAGCCTTTGAGTGGCTTGACTCCTTCGACTCCGTAGTTATCTGCTTCGATGCAGACGAACCGGGACAGAAAGCAGCTAAGGAGGTGGCAGAACTCTTCGGAGGTAAGAGCAAGGTTGTTAAGCACTTGGCGGGCTACAAGGATGCCTGTGACTACTTAGCAGCAGGCAAGGAGAAGGATTTCATCAACACATGGTGGAGGGCTGAGGAGTTTAAGCCTGAAGGCATTGTGACGGTGAGCGACATCAAGGAGAGAATGCTAACTCCTCCGAAGGCGGGGCTTCCTTGGTGCTTCGACACCCTAACACAGCTCACGTATGGGCGGCGTCAAGGGGAAATCTATGGCTTCGGAGCAGGTGTTGGAGTTGGTAAGACTGACGTGTTTACGCAGCAGATTAGCTATGACATTGACACACTGGGCGAGAAGGTGGGGGTGATTTACTTGGAGCAGAATGTCGTAGAAACTGCACAGCGAGTGGCTGGGAAACTTGACCGAAAACTGTATCATATTCCAGATGCAGGATGGACACGAGAGCAATACGAAGACAGTGTGGAAAGGCTTGACAAACGGAAGCAGCTCTATATGATGGAACACTTCGGAGCGATGGATTGGGCAACGGTGAAGGGCATTATTCGTTATTTCGCCAAAGCTTATGACATTAAGATGATTTATTTAGACCACCTGACGGCACTAGCCGCCAATGAACAAGACGAACGGAGAGCACTCGATGGAATTATGGCAGACATGGCCTCTCTTGCTCAGTCTGACGGCCTTATTATTCATTTTGTCTCACATCTTACAACTCCTGAGGGCAAGGCCCATGAAGAAGGAGGACGGGTTTTGGAGAAGCACTTTACAGGTAGCCGGGCTATTGCTAGATGGAGCCACTATATGTTTGGGTTGGAACGTGATAAGCAAGCTGCTGATCCTGTGAAGCGCCAGACAACAACCTTCCGAGTTTTGAAGGATAGGTTTGCAGGCAGCGCCACAGGTGAGAAGTTTGGGCTGCATTACGACAGAAAGACAGGATATTTACATGAATGTCCTCTTATTGATGAAAGTGGGCTATAATGTTCTTTGAAGAAAAGCTGCGGATTATTTCTAACGCTGGATACACATACAAGACAGGAAACTACGGAGCAACTATTGACAAGGCTTTAGTTATTGCCCGTAATAAAAGCCTGTGGCGACCTGTTGGTATTCTGGACTGGCTCCCATATTACGGCCTCAATTCACTGCTTACAGCGTATAAGGAAGGAACTTTAGAGGCTTACAAAGAAAAGCAAATAAAAGCAGGACGCCAACAACTTGCCGTTGTAAAGCCAAATGTATGGAAAGACAAGAAAAAAGAGAAAGAAATGAAAGAATTTTATGCCAAACGATCCACAGGAGAGGCGTATAATGACAAGCATTGAAGCCGTTATTGGCAGAATGATGGAAATGGAAACCAAGTATTACGATCTTCAGGAGAAGTATCAAGAGCTTATCCACCAGTTTGAAGAACTAAAGGCGCGTTATGAAGAGGCTAGTAGTTGACATTGAGACCACGCTAGATCATAAAACCATCTGGCTTTGCTGCACGAAGAATATTGACACTGGGGAAACACACAAATGGTATCAGGCAAAAGCATTTCAGGACTATATCGAGGACGCTACGTTACTGATCGGACACAACCTAATCAGTTTCGATGCCTACCTGTTGAACAGCTTATGGAAGACACGGATAGTTTTGAACAAGTGCTACGACACACTTCTAGTCTCTCGTTTGCTCAACCCAAGCCGCGAAGGGGGCCACAGCCTCGCCGCATGGGGCAGCACGTTAGGCACGAAGAAGATTGACTACAAAGCAACTTGGCAGTGGTTGGCGGGGCGTAGGGAGGAATATGCTGGGGAGTGCTACGACAGCCCTCACTTCGGCCTTCTAAACATCTATTGTGAGCGTGATATTGATGTGACAGCCCTGCTGTATCAGCACTTGATAGAGGAGACAGAGGCTCAGAAGTTCTCACAGGAAAGTGTGGAGCTGGAGCATTCTGTAGCCGCTATCATTGCCAAGCAGGAACGTAATGGATTTAAACTGGACTTGCCTTATGCAACCGTGCTACTTACTAGAATCAAAGGAAAGCTGGACGGCATTTATGAACAAATGCAAGAGAGATGGCCTCCCTACATCGTTGAGCGAACAAGCGAGAAAACCGGGAAGCCTCTTAAACCAGCAACTATTGTCTTCAACCCCGGAAGCAGACAACAGATTGGAGAGAAGCTTGTTGAACTTGGATGGAAGCCTTCCACTTTTACACCTACAGGGCAGCCAGTTGTTGATGAGGGAAGCTTGGATGGATGCCTCCTCCCAGAAGCAAAGCTAATCAGTGAATATCTGATGCTACAGAAGAGGGTTGCACAGATAGAAAGCTGGATGGAGGCTGTGGAGGATGATGGAAGGGTTCATGGACGGGTAACCACCAATGGTGCTGTGACGGGCCGTATGACTCATTCCAGCCCCAACATGGCTCAGATACCTAACAGCGGTTCTGTGTTTGGCCCTGAGTGCAGAGAGTGTTGGAGTGTGGAGGAAGGGAATGTGCTAGTAGGTGCAGACGCTTCAGGTTTGGAATTGAGAATGCTTGCCCACTATATGAAGGATGAAAGCTATGTTAGAACCGTGGTTGAAGGAAGTTCTAAGGATGGAACTGATGTACACTCGGTTAATCAAAGAACTGCGGGACTTAATACTAGAGACGAGGCAAAAACATTTATTTATGCCTTTCTCTACGGAGCCGGAAATGCGAAGATTGGCTCGATTGTCGGAGGATCAGCTAGTGCTGGTGGCAAACTTAAAGAGAAGTTTCTTAAAGGAACTCCAGCTTTACGAAGCCTCATTGACACAGTTGCAACAATCGCTTCCAGCGGCAGTGTGCCCGGCCTTGATGGAAGACGAATCCTTGTCAGAAGCGAACACGCAGCACTAAACAGCCTGCTTCAAGGGGCTGGTGCAGTGGTAATGAAGAAGGCTCTGGTGATCTTTGATGCTAAAATACGACAGAACAAATGGCCTGTGAAGATAGTTGTCAATGTTCATGACGAATTTCAGTGGGAGACCACCGAATCTTATGCTACAATCACTGGTGAAGCTGCGGTGCAGAGCATCGTTGAAGCCGGTGAGTTTTATAAGCTACGTTGTCCTTTAAATGGAGAATTTAAGTATGGAAAAAGTTGGAGAGAAACCCACTAAAGAAGAAAGTCCCAATGAAATCTTGGGAAAGGTGATAATTACAGTGTATAATGATTGCTTCTCGGTAGAGCACACAGCAGGGCTTAGCCCCAATGAGATTGTGGGCCTACTGATTGCAACGTTAGAGCACTTAGGCGGCGAGACGGAAGACGAAGCTACAGTTCATTAAACAAAGGAAATATTATGACCGAAATTACAAAACCAGTTCGCATCACAGGCACTCTCTACTGGACTCAGTGGATGAGCAAGATCAACAAAGCTTTCAACGAAGACAGCATCAAGTATGAATGCACCATCGGTGACTTGTCTGACAAGGATTGCGAGGCTCTGAAGGCTATGGGCATTAAGATTAAGAACAAAGACGGTCAGGGCAACTTCGTAGTTTGCAAAAGCAACTATGTGCATAACGGTGTTGACGAAGACGGCACACCCATTGAAGCCACCGCCATCGGCAAGGGTACTAAGGTTGCAGCAATCATGGGCTTCTACACCCACAAGATGAGCAAGATGCACGGCAATGCCCCTTCTATTAAGAAGCTGATTATTACGGAATTGATGTCCTACAACCCGGACAAGGCAGCCTCCGAAGAGCTTGACGAGTACGTGCTGTAATGACGGAACGCCCTAAGACGGCGTTCATTGATGCTGACTATTTGGTCTATAGGGTTGGGTTTTCTTCCAAGGAAGATACCGAAGCTGTAGCCTGTAGTCGGGTTCAAGAGCAGCTATTTAATACGGTGTATGTGCAGCTAAAGTGTGAAGATTACGATGCGTTCATTACAGGGAAGACAAACTTCCGGTTTGAAACGGCAACAACTCACCCCTATAAGGGTAATAGGAAGCTGTCTGAGAAGCCTCCTCACTACGCTGCATTGAGAGACAAGCTGGTGGCTCTAGGGGCTACAATCAGTGAGAATCAAGAAGCTGACGATGATGTGGGAATTGCCTCTACTAAGTATGAGGGGTGGATTGTTCATGTGGATAAGGACTTGAATCAGCTTCCGGGCTGGCATTACAACCCTGTGAAGGATGAGCAATACTATGTGACTCCCTTTGAAGGGCTTGTAAGCTTCTACACACAGCTCTTAACAGGAGATAAAATTGATAACATTGTTGGCTTGTATGGAATTGGCCCTGTTAAAGCTAAGAAGCTTCTGGCAGGTTGTGAGACAGAACAGCAGCTCTACCAAGCAGTAATCGCAGCTTACGCTGCTCATGGGGAAAAGCCTGAAAGGGTGTTAGAGAACGGCCAGTTGCTGTGGTTGAGTCGCTTTGAGGGACAACGATGGAGCCTGCCAAGTGAAGAGGAATAGCTACAACGACGGAGAATGGACACCTGCTAAATACAGAAGCTTTGTTACAGGGGCGCTACGCACAGCAACACGTCGCTGGCCTCCTAAATATAAAGCTCTGAAGGAAGCCTTCGTAGGTCGTCAGGTTAACAAGAAGACGAACAAGCTTGCCATGCACTACCGCTGTGCAGCTTGTGACAACGAGTTTGTTAGCAATGATGTGCAGGTGGATCATATAAGCCCTGCGGTGGATCCCGCGAAGGGGTTTATTAGCTGGGATGTTTATGTCGATAGGCTGTTCTGTGAGACGAGCAACCTTCAAGTTTTATGTCTTCCATGCCATAAGGTGAAGACAGCGGCTGAGAAACTATTAAGGAAGAAGAAATGAATGTAAGCACAGTGTGGGCAACACCAGAGGGAGAGGCTCTGGTGGCTTATATGGCCCGTGTGAGCAACCCCGGCAATCAGGACAACCCAGAGAGTGCTCCGAAGCTAATTAAATACTTAGCTAAGAACAATCACTGGAGCCCTTTTGAGATGGTGAATTTGTGCATGGAGATTGAAACAACCCGAGACATTGCCCGACAGATATTGCGCCACCGAAGCTTTAGCTTTCAGGAGTTTAGTCAGAGGTATGCAGAGGTTCCTTCTGACGGCTTTGAATACGGAGAGGCTCGGTTGCAGGACAGTAAGAACCGTCAGAACAGCCTTGAGAGCGATGATGGTTATTTGAAGAACTGGTGGGTGGCTATGCAGCACAGAGCTACGGCAGACGCTGAATACATCTATCAGGAGGCTTTGAAGAAGGGGATTGCTAAGGAGGTTGCTCGTAAGGTGCTGCCTGAGGGTCTTACGAAGAGCAGGATGTATATGAACGGAACGCTTCGCAGTTGGCTTCATTATGTAGCCATCCGCTGTGACCCAGCAACTCAGAAGGAGCACCGAGAGGTTGCTCTATTGTGTAAACAGGAGATCGCTAAGGCGTTCCCTAGTATTTTGGAGGTGCTAAATGCGTCTTGAAACTATTGAAAACATTTTGGATGAATATGACTTCCAGAAGGTGCAGAAGGCAATGGAAGCCCTTGAGTGGCACTGGAGTACTGCTGAAGACGGCTTGCCCTCCATTGCTGAGCTTCGTAGGCAGGCACGGGGCCTCCTTGAGGATGTGTATCACCACAGCGACACCACCTGTATCACTATGGGCTGTGGAGGATTTGAAGCAACCCGCCTTATGGGTGTTGGCGATTTGAATAAATATCTCTCTCTTAAATTTATTGTAGAAGAAGGAAACAATCATGAATGAATCAACTGAAACCTACAGCTTCCATTACTCCGATGGTGAAGACCGAAGCATTTCTGTTTCTTTCACTCCCGGAGACACTTGGCCGGAGGTGCTGGAGCAGTTTGTCTCCTTCATGAACAATGTGTATGGCTACGATATTCGTCAGAAGGTGGGCATTAAAGCCAATCGACTAACTGCTTCAATGCTTGACGAAACATGGACAGGTGTTGTGTTTAACCCGGAGGACGAGCTGTAATGCGTATCTTAGTTATTCCTGATTGTCAGGTTAAAGAAGGGGTTGCTCTGGAGCACCTCACGTGGGCTGGGGAGGCCATTTGTGATTATCGCCCTGATGTTATTGTTAACATTGGTGACTTCGCTGATATGCCTTCCCTGTCCACACATGATGTGAAGGGCAGCAAATACTTCGAGGGGCTGCGCTACAATATTGATGTGGAGACGACTAAGAAGGCTATGGCTTTGTTGCTTAAGCCCTTGCGAGACCTCCAAGAGAAGCAGCGTGAGAACAAGCACAAGGTGTATAATCCTCGCATGGTGCTCACCCTCGGTAATCATGAGAACCGCATCAGCAGGGCAGTTAACAACAACCCAATGCTTGATGGGCTTATTTCTACGAAGGATTTGGGCTACGAAGCTGATTGGGAAGTACATGAGTTCCTCCATCCTGTGTTTATCAACGGTGTTGGGTTTAACCACTATTGGCCTGTTGGTGCTATGGGACGCCCTGCGGCCTCTCCTGCCGCTATTATCAGTAAGCTGCACATGAGCTGTGTCGCTGGTCATCAGCAAGGGAAACAGGTGGCCTATGGTAAACGAGCTGATGGACAAAGCATCTGTGCTATCATTGCAGGGAGCTTCTATCAGCACGATGAAGATTACATGGATCAATTGAGCAACACGCATTGGCGGGGCTTGGTAGTCTTGAACGAAGTTAACGACGGTGCTTTTGACGAAATGTTCCTAAGCATGAATTACTTGAAAGGCAAGTATGGAAAAGAGTTGTGATAATTGCTTTTATGAAGCGCTTCCTTGGAACGAAGGCCCGTGCTTTCATTGTGATGCCGGAGGCTCTAAGTGGGTTGCAATGGATTTCCTAAAAGACGTACCAGATGACACAGAGAGCTTAGAAAGCCAGCAAGTGATGGATCAAATGATTGCCCATCTTGAGCGTATTAAACCAAAGCAAGGCGTTAAATACGACAGTGATAAGCTACAATGGACTCTGCTGCCCTTCAGAGCAATCAACGAGGTGTTGGAGGTTCTTGCCTTCGGTGCTAAGAAGTATGCTGCTGATAACTGGAAGATTGTCCCTGAAGCCCGCACCCGCTATGTGGATGCAGCTTTCAGGCATCTCTCTGACTGGCACTTGAAAGAAAGGCTCGACGGGGAAACAGGAAAGAGTCACTTGGCCCATGCCATTTGCTGTTTGTTGTTTCTTCTGTGGTTTGAGCAAGAAGACCGTGTATGATCTACACCTCTCACATAAAGAGCAGCTATAGCTCAGGAGGGCTTCGACGACAAACCGTCCAAGACTTCCTGAGTGCTGTGGCCTTTGTAGAGCAGTTTAAGAAGTTTGACCAAATTTATGTTTATGAACAAGAAGGAAATGAATGACTAAGAATAAAATGAGCCCGTACCAAACCTACATCTCCAAGAGCCGGTACAGCCGGTTCCTAGACAAAGAAGGCCGACGAGAGCATTGGCCTGAGACAGTTGGTCGTTATTTTGACTTCATGGAGAAGCAGCTTCTGAAGAATCACAGCTATGTGCTTACAGAGGCCCTACGAGGCCGTTTGCAGGAGGCTGTGACCAATCTAGAGGTGGTTCCTTCAATGCGTTCCATTATGACCGCTGGTGAGGCTTTGGATCGTCAGAACATTGCAGGCTACAACTGTGCCTACTTGACGATTGACGACCCAAAGAGCTTTGATGAGAGCATGTACATCTTGCTTTGTGGAACAGGTGTTGGTTATAGTGTGGAGCAGAAATATGTTAACAAGCTACCAGAGGTTCCTGAAGTGTTGTACAATAGCAACACTGTTATTGGCGTTAAAGACTCCAAAGAGGGATGGGCTAAAGCGCTACGACAAGTGTTTGCCTTGCTTTATGCAGGTGAGATCCCTAAATGGGACGTATCATCTGTGCGGCCTGCCGGAGCACGTCTTAAGACATTCGGTGGTCGTGCAAGTGGGCCGGAGCCTCTGGTGGACTTGTTTAAATATGTCATTACGAAATTCAAAGGTGCTGTTGGTCGCAAACTATCATCACTCGAAGCCCATGACATTTTATGCAAGATTGGGGAAGTTGTTGTTGTGGGCGGAGTTCGACGAAGTGCTATGATTAGCTTGTCTGACCTTGGCGACGACAACATGGCTAAGGCTAAGGCAGGTAATTGGTGGGACGGTAACGGTCAACGAGCCTTGGCTAATAACAGTGCTGTGTATGACACTAAGCCCTCCGTAGGCCAGTTTATGCGTGAATGGAGCTCGATCTATGAAAGTCATTCTGGTGAGCGTGGTATTTTTAATCGTTATGCTAGTGACCTTCAAGTTGCTAAGAACGGACGACGCATTGTTGGAAAGGAATGGGGTACAAACCCATGTAGTGAAATCATCCTCCGGCCTTTCCAGTTCTGTAACCTCTCTTCCGTTATTGTGCGACCAGAAGACACAGAAGAAACCTTGCTAGATAAGATTGAAATGGCAACCATCTTGGGAACCTTCCAATCTACAATGACAAACTTCCCATATCTCCGTAAGATTTGGCAACAGAATACAGAAGAAGAGCGTTTGTTGGGTGTGTCTATGACAGGCCCTCTGGACAATCGCTTATTGAATAACCCAAATGATGAAAATCTTCCAAAGCTTTTAGAAAGGCTTAAACAACATGCTGTGGATACAAATAAGCTGTTTGCTGCTGATATTGGCATCAGTGCCTCTGTGGCTATTACCGCAATTAAGCCAGAAGGAACTGTCAGTCAACTGTCAAATACTGCTAGTGGCTTGCATCCTCAACACAGTAGCTATTTTATTCGTCGTGTACGAAGCGACAACAAAGATCCTCTGACGGACTTCTTGAAGATTCAAGGGTTTCCTTCAGAGGCTTGTGTTATGAAGCCTGACAGCACAACAATCTTTAGCTTTCCTATGAAGGTTAAAGAAGGTGCTCTGTTGCGTGAAGACCTCAGTGCTGAGAAGCATTTGCAGCTTTGGTTGTTGTATCAGCGTCATTATTGTGAGCATAAGCCTTCAGTAACTATTAGTGTTAAGGAAGACGAATGGCCAATTATTGGTGCTAAGGTTTGGGAGCATTTTGATGAAATCACGGGTGTTAGCTTTCTACCTATGGATGGAGGGACATATCGACAAGCTCCTTATGAAGCTATTACGGAAGATGAATATGTAGCCTTTGAAGCAGAAATGCCTAAAGACATCAATTGGGATCATCTGTTTGAGAATACAGATAATGTCGAAGGTGCTCAAACACTCGCCTGCACCGCTGGTCAATGTGAAATCTAAGGAGGGATTTATATGTTTGATTATGAATGGAAAGCAGGCCTAGTCTTTGGACTAGACACCGACAGCATCTACTTGGTGGAGGAAGGAGAAGACTTTGATGCTGAGGGGCCTTCTGCAACAATCATCACCCTCTACTTGGGCATTGTAGCCCTGTCCTTCATTATGCGATAGACGTGAAAAAGCCACCAGAGCCTTATGAGCTTTGGTGGCTTTTCTTATTTCTTCTTAGCTGCTTTGTGCTTTGCAGTTCGGCTGCCCCTCATCGGCAAGGGCATCGGAGTTTTCTTTGCAGGTTGTTTGTTCATTTCTTCTCCTTTTTCATTTCAACGATCTTTTCAAGGGTTCTACCACCGAAGTAGGCAGACATAACCAACATCCCCCATTGACCTAGTAGGTTGACAAATGCTTCGTTGGCGTTATGCCCAAAAGCACTCATCATGGCAAACAAGAAGTAGGCCCCTAAGATGGCAATAAGAGCAAGAGGACGAATGTTCTTAGACAACCAACTATCGCTGGTCATGTCGGCTGACCACCGCTGACTAACATTGGTTTGCTCTGTCTTGTACAGATCAGCCTCTGTAGCCATCTTAGCAAGCTCTCCCTCCTGAGCCATCTTAGCCAGCTCCAGTTGAGCCTGAGCCTTAGCAACTGGGTCTGGAATCAGTTTATCAATAAGCTTTGAGCCAATGCTTAAGAGGCTGTCAATAATCATTTCCACTCCCCTGTAAGCATTTGTTCAGAAAGCCTCTTGGCCCGTTCAGGGGTTTGCTCTGCCCAAAGGCTGTTAAGCATCTGCCCTGCTGCCTTCTCATACCGACCATTGGCGATGCTTTCTAGGGTGTTCTTAAACCCTTTCAAGCCCTCCACCCCCATTTGAAAGGACATATTCACCAAGGCCCCCTTACGAGCCTCATCCATGCCTTTGAACCACGGGAAAGCTGCTTCTAAGGCCTTGATGCGGGTGTCCACATCGTTATTTAGAAGAAACGCACTTTCCTCGGGAGATAAGCCACCTCCTTTCCGTTTGTCAATTAATCGACCAACACCAATAGTCCAGAAGCCTAAGTGGTCTTGGTAGGCCGTTAGCACCTCCCCTTCGTCCCTTCGTAGTTGTTTGATTAGGCTTTCTTTCATTGTCCCATCTCCTCTGCTGCTGCTGGAATAATAAAGGCTTGCTGGAAAGCTGCTCTTGTAGGAGCATCCATCCCTTTCATCAGTGAAGATGTAAACTCAGCAATCTTCCCTTGTTTAATACCTGAAGACATAAACTGAGCAGCCGCCTGTGGGTCAAGCATTAGCTCTGACATCTTCTTATTAAACTCAGCTTGGTTCCCCTGCTGAAGGTAGCGTATTCCTGCTTTCATAATAGAAACTGTCCGACTTAAAACATCAATACTTTCACCAATTGGCTTGCCTAAGCCGCCCTCTATGCCTCCAATCTTTGAAGACAGCTCACGTGCCTTCCCTGTTCTTTGTAGGTCTGCCAATACATCTTTAACTGTAGACACCTCGCCTGCGCTGAGTACATCACTAAGGTTCTTGTAACGTGGAAGGCCTGTGGAGCTTTTAATGGTTGCTGCTGCGTTCTCAACAGCTGCTGCAAAGACTCCTGCACTTTCTTTATCAAGAGGTGTATTGAGCTTCTTAGATAAGAAGTTACCGACTTCCATTCTGTTAAGCTTATTACTATACTTGGTATAAGAAGTTATGTAATTCGTCCACAAACCGTCAGAAGACTTATCTAAAGCAGAATCAATAAACTTCTTCACATTAGCGGCTGTCTTAGCTTCTGCCTCTGGCAAACCACCCATGAAAGGTCTACCTGCCTTAGCGGCATATCCTGTGATGTCCCGGTTAATTGATTGACGAACATTTTCATACAAGTCACGACTATTCAAAATACCGTTCTCATCTGCTTTAGACAATATCTTGTCTTTAGTCTCTTGCAGAATAGCCTTAACTTCGTCCTTCCGAGCACCTCTAATAGCAGCGTCAATCTGGTCAGTTAGGTCAGAAGCCTTCAAAGGAAAGAAGCCGTTCTGTTCCAAGCTATTTAACTGAAACTGTTTTAGGCCTATTTCTGACTTACGCTGCGCCGCGATGTCTTTAAAAACTGTTGCTGTGCCTGAATATTCAGGGATACGCTGAGCCATCTCAGTATAACGGCCCGGTACTCTAGGGTATCCGGGAACAGGGCTGTATGTATTTGATAATGTTGTCTGTCTCGCTGCTTCTGACTCAGCTTTGCCCGCTTCTTGAAGAGCATTAATTCGAGAACTATACTTATCAGAAATCTCCTTTTCCAGTTTAGTCACGATGCCACCAGCGGTATCAGACTGGTTAAGAGCTGTTTCACGCATGGGGCCCGTAACGGAGCCACGCTCCGCAGCCACAGCAGCACGCTCAGCAGGTGTTCCAGCAATTGAGTCAATAGCCCGTAGACGTGCGGCTTGGTTGTCAGCTGTGCGTACCTCAAAGAACCTGCCTGTCCCTGCTGCGGAAGACAGTTTCTTCTGTGCCGCCATTAGGTCAACAGCAGAGGGGAGGTCTGCAAGTGTCTCAGCAACTGTTGGGCGACTACCTGTTACTAGCTGCTTAGCATCCCTCATCAGTTCAATAGCAGCTGTCTTTTCCGGCCCAACAAGGCTGTCTAGATGGGTTCGCATGGCTGTTTCACGACCAGAAGCTGTAAGGCCTTTAACAGCTCCGTAGACGGCCCCTAGTGTCTTCAGGCCCCCTTCAACTACAGGCCCCAATACAGCACCTACAGCCTGCTGTGTAAGCTTGCTCTCTGTAAACTGGTCAGCAGGGGCACGTACAGGCTCTACAGAGGCCAGCACAGCACCTGTACCTGAAGCACGTCCAAGAGCAGCTAAGCCGCCTCCAGTGGCTGCACGGGTAAGGCCTACAAGCTTATTAGCTGGGCTAAGAACAGCACCGGCAAGCTGAATAGGGTCAAAGCCTGTGCTGCCTTGTGCTGCCCGTGCCTGCTCAGTAGCTTGATCATAGGAGCGAACATTGGCATTAGCTCCTTCTCGAATGCTTTGACCAAATGGGAGAGTGTTAGCAAGTAGTTGATTAACACCCAGCAGAGGGTCTACAACAGCTCCTTTAGCAAATCTAGCAATAGGACTCCCCATACCAAACATCTGTTGAATGATCGAAGGAGGAGCTACAGGCTCAGCGGGCTGTGTAGCTGTGGTTCCTGTCTCCATCTGAAATCCGGCAGGAAGACCCCCTACAGGAGCAGCTTCCGGAGCCTGCTCTATAATAAAACCTTGCGGTAAAGCCATAATAAATTACCTTCTTGGTTGCCAAGTTAAACCACCATCCGTAGACATGATTTTCTCACCTGTTGTTGGGTTACTTGCGTATTGGGGGGCCTTCGGAGCGGCCGTGGCTGCTGCTGGCGCACCATAATAAAGATCAACTCCTTGAGACTTCCTTCGAGCTTCGATGATCTTTTTAGTTCTTTCTCCGCTCTTATCAATTGCCTCATTAAATCGATCAAGAGCAGCGATAGAAGCTGCATTGTCGTTCTTACCAAAAGCTGTTATAATACCGTTCGCTTGACGAAGAACGTCTGAGTCTGTTTGAACACCTTTGGCAGCGTCTGTTTTAATGTTGGTGGCTTCTGTGAAGGCTGCTAAATATTGCTCATAAGCCATACTAGCAGGTGTGGAACGTCCTGTTGCATTTGCTAGTCGATACCGTTGGTTATTCAAGGGGCCTAACTGAAGCAAAGGGACACCTGTCGCTGGGTCTGGTTTTAAACTTGCTAAAGGTTTTGCAAAGGTTTCTTGCTGGGCAATCCCTGAATTGATCTTAGCAAGGTCTTCATCCTCTGACTTCTGCAAACCAACAGCAAGCTTAGGAGCACCCTTCAATGCAGATACGAGAGCAAGATTGGCTTGTCGATTCTCCTGCCGATTAAGAGCATTATCTCTTGCTAATGCCGCAGCAGCAGCTAACCGTTCTGTTTGTCGTCGAGCATCCTCTGTTTGTTTTGACTCAAACTGAGCCAAGGCCGCAGCACGGCTTTCTGCTTTATCTGCTGAAATCTGCAAAGAGGCAACCAGAGTTTTTGGGTCGCCAAACTGAGAAGCTGTGGAAAGAAGTTGAGCCTGTGTTGGATTTGGGCCAAGAGTTTTTACAGCCTCCCTGAATGCAGCTATTTGAGCCTGTGAATTCTTCGTTGCATCAACCCCTTGCTGCTTAGCTTCCACATCCAAACCAGTAAGACGTATCTGTTGAGCTGCCTGAGAAGCCTGCAAAGCTACGTCATTAAACCCAAGCTGAGCAGCTCCTCGTGCATATTGCTGCAAGCCCTGCGGAGTTGTTGTGTCAAACTGAGAAGCCAGTTGCTTCAAAGCTGTGGCTTTCTGGAGCTGAGGGTCTTGACCGCCAAGCATACCGCCTACGACGCCGCCTAGCTGATTAGCCCCTTTGTAGATGCCCATAGTGGCCCGTTCAAAGGGATCAAGCTTGGCATACTGAAGAGCCTCTGTATTTAGGGCTGCTGCTCGTTGTTGTTGAATGTCTTCCGGGTTTGCTCCGAAGAGGCTGGGAGAAGTTGCCATAATTATTCCTTTAACTCATGTTTCCAACATCTAACGAACCACCACCCATCGGATAGTAGCCGCCAGTGGTTTGTGCTTGTTGATAGCCACCACCAGCGCCGTAGTATGATGGGTTTTGTCCCGTGCTAAACAGCCCTGCAAAGCCCTGCTGAAGCTGTTGGTTATTAGCCAAGCCCGTGAGAGCTGTTCCAAAAGGACTATAAGCGTCTGCTCTTCCTTGAATCTGAGCAGCATTCGTACCCCCTTGAAGCAACGTGTTGCCCACATTAGCACCTGCTTGAGCCGACCTACCACCGACATTGAGACCAAGATCAAGAGCCCCTTGACCAGCACTCTCCAAGTTCTGAGCCAAGCCAAACTGTGTCTTATAAGGGTTGTAGCCTGCGGAGGTAAGATCAATACCAGCACCAAGCAAGCCTTGACCAAACTGTGTTTGTAGGCGTCCCTGCTCTTGTGCTTGCCCTTGAAGGCCAAGATTCTGCTGTGCAAGGCTGTTGTAATAGGCCTGAAGCTCTGGGTTAGAGGCTCCCATGCCTCCTGCGTCTGTAGCCCCCACAGCAAGCCCTGAACGGCCCTGTTGTAGCTGAGCGTTACGAATACCTGCAAGCTGTCTCTCCTGACCCGGAGCCAAAGCAGCCTGTTGGCTTTGAAGCCACTGCTGACTAGCTGCTTCGGGGCTTTGAGCCAGATAGCCCTGACCAAGGTTGAATAAGCCTTGACCGGCCTGCCCTGCCTGATTAGCCCAATCCATACCTGAGCCACCCGCCTGAGCAAGGAAGGCATCCCGCTGAGCAGCAAGCTCAGGAGACAGGGTGTAACCTGCTGAGTTAACATTGCCTTGGTCGTCTGTGCCGAACTGGCTAGAACCGAAGGCTGTAGTGACGCCTACTGGTCGGAAGCGTTGTGCATCGGCAGCAATTCGTGCTGCTTCTAGCTGTGCGTTTGCTTGTGTGGCGGCCGCCTTCTTAGCAGAATTACCGCCGATTACACCACCTAAGAGGGAAGACCCTCCAATAATAGCGCCTGAAATCCAAGGCATATTATGCTCCCTCTTTAATTAATATTTCATCAATGTGGTCTACGTCTGTTTCAGAGGTAGCGTGAATACAAAACCAAACACTGTCTTCTAAGGCATAAACAGCATGGTTTACATCCTTGACAACATTAATACAAGCAGGAGCTGTGTATTCCTTGCTAAGCTCTCCGTCAAACAACACCTTCACCTTGCCTTTGGAGAGGATGCTTAGATGGTCATACTTGTGCTTGTGCTGCACCGCGAATGTACCGGCCTTTAGTTCCATCTCTTTTGCATAGAGGCCTTCTGAGAAGTGGTGGACTTGGTTCATTAGGTCTTCATAATGTAAGCAAGAGCAAAATAGGGAGGCAGGTTGGCGTTTGTGCCTGACACACCTTCGGAATCGGTAGTGAGTGTGTGCGTATGCGCGGGGATAGAAAGATTAGCTGTAGTTTGGCTACCGCCGCCAGCACTTCCTTGTGGCCGGTTTGGAGCACCGCCAGACAATGAAAACACACCTGTTGCTGCATTGTATGTACCAAAGTCTCCTGTTCCATTACCGCCGCTTGTACTGCCTGTAGCAGCACCGCCAGAGGCCGTAGTTCCTGTGTGACTGTGACTGACAACAACAGTATCTTTACTACCGCCCACAGTTCCAGCAACAACGGTTCCCGCAGAAGCAGAAAGGTTTTCAGTACTCGCAATTTGAATAAATGTGTCAAGGGTGTAGGTTCCTATCCCCCCCGTCCCTGTCTCAAGAGCTATAATCTTTGCGCTGAAAGGAATACCCGTACCAATAACATATTGACTGACGGACAAACTACCTGAAGTTAGTGCCGTTACAGACAAAGAAGTGCTTTTAAGAAGCATTGCAAGGCTTGTAAATGTGCCCACAGCAGAAAGAGAGCGACTAGAAAGTGTTTGAGAAATACTAACTGTATAAGTTCCTGTTCCACCTGTGCCTGTTTTTAGTGCTGTAATTTTTGTATCTGATGCAATTCCAGTACCACTAAGAATCTGACCAATAATTAACTTACCAGAGGCTACACTTGTAACGGTTAGAGTTGTTCCTGCTATGGAGCCTGTCACAGAAGCAGCAGAGCCCTCATAAGAAACCACATAAGTTCCAACATTACCTAAACCTGTCCCTAGTGTTGTAATTACCATGTCGTCAGGAATTCCTACTCCTGTTACTTTTTGGTTAACAGCTACAACCCCTGTCGAAACAGCAGAAACAGTTAACTCAGTTCCAGAAACAGCAGCCGTTACCGAAGCCCCTGCAATGGCTGTAAACACCGCGTCCATAACACCAGCGCCGATAACAAACTTGCCTCGTAAGTCGGGCGTGTCATTGTCACCGTCACACAGCAGCCACCCAGAAGGGATTGCCGAAAGAGCGCCGCTCCACATAATAATGGAGCCTGTTGGAAAAACAGATGTTATATAATTTACAACAAAAGCCGTAGTTGCTAATTGCGTGGTTGCAGTGGTTGTTGCTGCTGTGGGGGCTGTAGGCGCTCCCGTAAATACGGGGCTTAAAAGGTCAGCCTTTGTAGCACTAGACACAGCGATGTTGTTAAACTCCGTGTCAATCTCAGTTCCCTTGACAATCTTCAAAGGGTTGCCTGTTGCTAAGGCGTCCTTTGAAGCGAAGCTTGTACTTTTTACATAATTTGTCATTGTTGTCCTTGTGGATTAATAAGGCCAGTCATGACAACCGCCCATTCTTTGATTGCAATTCAATACGTTGTATGCTTAAAGAAGCCCCTTGTATTTCACTCTCGTAGCCTGTCTGTACAACCTTACCACTACCGGAGGGGTAGGCTGTTAAGGTTTGTAAGGAAGTTCCCGGATTATATTCAGATTCATTATACTCTGCTTCTCCGTAATAGTCAACCCCTTTAGAGGGAATCTGCACGGTTTGTGAATAATAATTACCTGTGAAGTCGTAGCCCCACTTCATACTTACATACTGGTCACTACCACCGATAACAACCACAGACAGCTTCTTCAAGATTGAGGTTACTGATTGGTCTCCTAAGTCCACATGGGTTGTGAAATATTGGAAGCGATAGTTGGCTGTGTCATCAATGAAGCCGGTGTAGAGGCCTACAAAGCCTGCCTTGCCAATAAGCATATCTCGGTTACGAAGGAAGCAGAAGGCCGTTGGCTCCAAGCTGTCCCAAGTTGTGATACGAGCACTGCCGTCCTGCAAAGCTGTCTTTGTGTCAAAGCAATAAACTGTCTTCAGCACAGGGAGGGTTAGCAGGTAGAAGCTTTCAAATGGATTATAGATGCTCTTGATGTTGGCAACAACTTCTCCATTGACAACACTCATTAAGTCATTACGCACATTCTTACTGAAGTCTCTGAATGGAGCACTCTTCTCTTGAATTGTACGCATAACACTTCTTACCCCTGTGTCCGAGAGGAAGACAATGTCTGAGCCTGTATTCTGAATTGTATCTCTAGCAATGCAGCCAATGCCCGTCACAGTGTCCGAAAGAGCCATTGAAGCAGGCTCTTTAGCCCCTGTGTAGATGAGAATGCAGCTCTTACCAAAGATGAACAAGCTTCCGTTGTGAGCAGCAATGCCTGTGATGGTGTCGGCTCCGGCAGGCCATACAGAACTAATGTCTAAGGTTCCTGCTGTTCCTGTTGTCCAAACCTGCCCTGCTAAGATGTCAGAGAAGGCAACAACTGTTTTGTTAGTGGTTGTAGAAGCCACCCACAAACGGCCATAGGCACTCACTGCTACGTTGGCATCACTCACTGTGCCGGTATAGCCAGCCATCTCACTAACACGCCTGTAGGTGGTTGTGCTTACTAACGGTTGGAAGACAAGGGGGTTGTGGCCTTCTTGGAAGAAATATAGCACCTGATTGAGAGAGACAACCTGCCAATTACTGTCTGTAATGGTTGGAGCTGTTCCTCCGCCTCCGTATGTTAGTTCTACAAGGGAGCCGCTATTGAGTCTGAACAGCTTGTTGTTTCCTGCTGCTACAATGTATTCAGAACCATCATCTACGACAATCTGGGCAATGGCTTCTACGGGAGAGCTGCCAAGGGCTGCCGAGACTGTGTTCTGTGGCTGCCACCCCTTACGAGCACCAATCCGTCCATATTGGTCAATAACGCAATTGGTTGCTACAAGGGCAAACCCCTGAGCAAGGTCAAGGGAGCTGTCTTGTGTGTTGAGGCCCATGAAGCCCGGAGCACTGATTGTTGAGGTTTGGAGAGGTTGTGCCATTAAGGGGCACTCCAGCATTCCTCTTCGGGGTAACGAGAGGCTTCCAAGGCAATGTAGTCAGACAAAGCTGCCTTATACATGGCGGCTGCTTCGGAGCTGCTCATACCGCCGTCTTCACCACGCTCAACGAGGCTACGAGCGTAAGCGAGGAGCACCACAGGCTCTTTGGGAACAAACATGGTGTCACTGTCGTTAACCAGCTCCTCTTGAGGAACATAGAGGTTAAAGAAGAGGGTGTAAACTCCATCGGGGATGGGAAACACATCAACCTGAGTGTCTCCGTTGCTGTCAATGCCGTTGAAATTGTAATAGGCAGGGATGCCCGGCTGCGGTGTGACAGAGCTAATGAAGGCTGCTGTCATCTCCCTAGAGGTTTTAGGAGACAAGAAAGCACGGGTTGTGTTGTTATATATTTCAATAACTTTGAAGCGGCTACCAGTGCCAACCATCACATAGTTAAACACATCGGCTGCTGTGGTTGCTGTGAGGGTTGTGGTTAGTGCATTCCAGTTGTAAGCGTCTTCCACATGTCGTTTAGAATCATTGACATATTTGCTTACAAGCTTAGACAACACATTCTCGTTAACAGTGGAAACCTCTGGCTCACGCATACGCACAAGCACATCGTTTACAAGAGATAGAAGGGAGGGGAGAGCCATAGGTTCCTTTAATTAATTTAACATTTTCCAGCACATTGATTAAGAGCTTCGTAGACAAACCAGCCAACAATGCCAAGCAAACTGAGGGTTACAAATAAGATTAACACAATGGTATAAATTTCTTCAACTTCAGCAGCTTTGCGCTTCTTAGCTTCACGTTCTTTACGGGCTTCGTGTGCAGCTTCTTTGTTAAGGGAGGCCGCACGAGATACAATCTTGGCCCATATGTCCATCTTATTGTTTTGAAAGAACAGCATCTTCACTTCTTCTTCAAAGGCTCTGGCCTGCTCAATTGCAAGCTCTAGCTCCAAGGCTTGCCCCATAGCACTTCCTTTGAAGCCTCCTTTCTTAACCACAACTATTGCTTCCGCTTTAGCTGAGAAGAACTGACCCAAACAAGGGCCAAGGCTTTCAAGGTTTTGCACAGTCTTAACCGTTGTCTTAACCAGTTTAATTGCTGTGTTAACTGCTGCTAGGGCTGTGAAGGGGTCAAGCATTAAGGGGCCTTGTAGTCTTGTATAAAAAAAGCAATGGCAGATATGCAAGCAGCCAGCCACAGGATTGGCTTTGCCGCCTTAGCAATCCACTCCAGCACTGTGAAGGCTCCCTGAGCTGCTTCAAAGGCATGAACAACCCCGTCTGTACTTTTATTAAGGCAATCAACCTTAGCCTCTACAGCCACAAGCCTGTCGTAGATTTCTTTGTGGGTTACTTCTTCGTTCATGACTTAGGATACTCAGCTTTAACTGCCAAGATAGTCGCAAGCATACTCGCCTGCGGCTCGCCGCCCTTCCACATTGCATCAAGTTGGTCACCCACTGGAGGGTAGGCAGCAGCTCGTAGCTCTTGGTAGGTTAGTGCTGGAATGGGGTCAGCAGGTGTTGGGACATTGCCTTCTGAGAGCCATACCAGATAAGCCGCGTAGTCTGTGTTGGCTGGGTCAGCGGGAATGCTTGCACCGTCAGACAGGCGGGTGATGCTTGGGAAGTTTGTTAGTTTGTACATATTAGAGTTCCGCTGTGCCTTGTATCGCATTGATGTATGCAACAGCACTTGTGCTTGATAAATTGACGTATACCGAGGCGCTATCCGGGCTTCCAAACTGTGAGCCTGCCCCTGAGCCTGTATTCCATGTGAATGATAGAGTTGGGATCGCTCTCATTGTTTGTGGATATTTATACAACACGCTTCTATACGTTTCTGATATACCCCCAGTGTAGCCATACGCAATCCCCGTGCCGTCACCGCTACCTTTAAAATAATACCGCTGGCACATAATCAACTCGCGCCCGTAGTCACGATAGTCAAAGGAGGTTGCTGTGCTGCCTTTTTCTAGCTGGACGCCGGTGATGTAGAAGGTGGCTCCAGAGGTCTGCGCCCAATTTACAGTACCAGCAACGCCAACCTTATTGGTTGCAGCTTGCCACGAATTAGCAGTCACTTGATAGTTTGAACCAGAGCCTAAATCTAGTTTAAGGCGTAATCCTGATGTGTTGTCAATTGGGTACGAAGTTTTCCCGCCGCTTGTGTCTCCAACAACGGTAACGGTCTTTTGCTCCCACGTATTTGCCGCGTTAATTGTGTAAGTAAAACCATAAGTTCTACCATTATTCCCACTTGCTAAAACGCCTGAATACAAACCTGATATGCTTGAGCGAACCCAGAAAGAAAGTGTTACGGTTGCAGCGGTAGACAAGCCAATGTCAAAGTCTGCTACGTTTAAGCCTTCAATGTTTTGAAACATAAAAGAATAGTCGCCAGCACTTCTTGTGTTTACTGTCGCAACGGTAATTCCGTATGCATATGAAAATCCAGCAGGGACAACGCTTGTTGTTCTTTGGGCTGTAATTGAACCAGCACCAGCATATTGCGCCCATCGGTCTAAAGTAAATCCAAGGCTTGTTGCAGTAACACTAGCCCCCTCATTCCTCTTGTCGATCCTCATGTCGCCGTTGATGATGCGGTTCTTGAAACCAAAGCCTGTTGGCGATGTGTTCTGAACGCTCAGGTCTGGGAAGGTGATTGAATCACCGCTGTAGGCGATACTCATAACGTCTCCATAATCGCTTTAAGCGCTGTCACCTCTGTAGCTGTATCAATGCTGACCTGCATAGTTTCATACCGTTCCCTCACCTCTTGACGGGCTGCTTCAGCGGCTGCTGCTTCGCTTGGGATGGTGGCTTTGATGTCTAGCGGAGCAAACTCCGCAGAACGGGCTGCTCTACGGGCTTCGTGGACAATGGCTTGGGCTTTTTGGATGTTGATACTCACTACGTTCGTGTTCATGCTGAGAATTCCCATGCGTTACGGAAGGTGCGGTCTGTTGGAATGTCAGCCACATCGACAATGGAATAGGCAAGACCAGCGGGTACATCCTTTGCTGCAATAGCTTCGATGGACAAGCCGCAATCTGCGGGGACGATGATGGCAAGAGTGCCTTCGGGGGTGGTATATATGATTCGTTTATTCATTTGGTTCTTTCTTTATGCTTAGCGGAAGACTGCGACGCAAATAGTTCCTGAATCAGTTGCTGTTGGTGTAATACTTGAGCACCGGATAGGGGCTTGGGTTGTAGTTAAAGGACTCGCCCCACCAGTTCCTGCGTTTACTGAAATAATTACAGCAGAGCCTGATTGCCCAACTCCTACTACTGAGTAATCTACGTCTGTCATGGCAGTAATAAAGTTAACCGTGTAAGTACCAACCCCATTGTCCGCAATACTGCTTACATTCCCACTAGCCCGAATAGCCACAGTGCCAGTGCCATTGAAGTTCACCCAAGCGCGGCAGGCATATACAGGGGCTGCTCCGGTGGCATTAAATTGAGCAAGGGTTGATTCAGCCGTTGCCATAGTGCCTGTGGAGTCAGGCAGGGTTAGGGTGCGGTCAGTAGATGTCGAAGGGGCTACTACGGAGAATGTCCCCGTCCCTGTAGCGCCTCCGGTTATTGCAATGTTGCTCATTTGGTTTCTTTCTTTATTAGGGCTTGCAACGACTATTAACGGAAGATGGCTACGTTGTTATATGTAGCATCAATTCTTGCTTGTCCACCACCTGTAGTTGTTGCATAAAAAGAGTAAATAGACCAAGATGAACTTGTCGGAGGTCGCGTTTGGTCAACAACAGCGGGATAGCCGTTAGATGTGGAAACGCCACTATAATTTTCATCGCTCATCGGAACTATCATGTTAATTGAGTAAGACCCAACCGCATTGTCAGTAATACTACTCACATTCCCACTGGCTCTTATAGCAACCGTCCCTGTCCCATTGAAGTTAACCCAAGCCCTGCAAGTGTATGAAGGGGCGCTCCCTACTGGTGTTGCTAGTACAGAGCTTCCAAGCAGCACATCGCCACTGAAGGAACCCGTTGTTCCGCTAATTGGGCCAGAGGTTATTCCCGCTGTGCCGTCTAAAACTATTGCCATATTGATTCCTTAAAACTCACAAGACCACCCAGCGACTGCCGGACGGAACGGTAACAGTTACCCCCGAAGCAACTGTAATTGGGCCACTGCTCATGGCGTTATTACCTGCTGTGATGGAATAGTTGGTTGTGATTGAGCTGTTGTTCTCGTACAAGCCTTTGGTGGTTGTGTTGGCATCTGTATCCAAGACAGTCCAAGAAGCATTGGTTCCGTCTGTTGTTAAATACTCACCTGCATTGCCTGTCTGGTCTGGCAAGGCATCCACCGGAGCCCAGCTTGTAACAGAGCCATCGGTGGTTAGATAGTTGCCTGCTTGCCCTGTTTGGTCAGGGGTGTAGGTTGCTGCTAAGGCTGCTGAGGCTGCTGCATTGGTTTCGCTTGTAGCGGCATTGGAGGCGCTTGTTGCTGCTGCTCCTTCGCTTACAAGGGCCGCTGCTGCGGAGGCTGCTGAAGCTCCTTCACTCACCAAAGCTGCTGCTGCACTGGTGGAGGCCAGCCCTGCTTGTGTGGTTGCTGTAGCTGCGCCGGTTGTAGCAATACCTGCTTGGGTAGTTGCTGTGGAGGCGCTGGTTGCTGCGTTGCCTTCACTAACCAAGGCAGCGGCTGCTGAGCCTGCTGAGGCCGTTGCAGAAACATCAGAAGCTGCTGCGGAGGCTGCTGACAAGCCTGCTTGGGTTGTCGCTATGCCTGCTTGTGTGGTTGCCGTGTTCTCGCTTGCAAGGGCGTTAGAAGCACTAATAGCCGCTGCTGATTCACTCAGAGCGGCTTCGGATTCACTTGCTAAGGCGGCTGCTGCGGAGGCATTGGCATCAAAGGCACTACCTGAAGCTGCTGCTGCTGAGGCTGCTGCCGCGTCTGCTTCTAGAGCGGCTTGCTCTGCATAAGCAAGGGACTCGTTAGACAAAGCTGTCAGCAGGTTAACTTCTGAGTCGGAGGTTGCATTACCCCCCCCACCAACCCCTCTAAATATCGTCATTTGGCTTCCTTCTTAGGCTTTGGATTTGGAGCCTCTTTACTGGCGGCGACCGGAGCTGGAACAGCGACTTCCTCGTATTCAGCATGGAGACGCATATTCTCAATTGCCTCTTCTTCTAACAGCTCATAAACACAACCACTATGCACACATTTAAATTTAGCCATTTGTTTTCCTTTTTAGAAAGCTCTCTAGAATCCTCTAAAAAGGAAGCCCCGTAGGGCCTCCTTAGCTCATTTAGGCTGGAACAACCAGAGCAACAGCAGAGCCATCGCGCAGTTCTTTCACACCGTACAGCGTGTCAGCAGTGAACAGAGTACCGAGATATTCCTGTTTGTACTGAGTTTGTGAACGAACACCCATCTGCTCGATAAACACTGCGAAGTCACGATGACCCAACAGGCAAACCTTAGCAGCAGTAGAGCCGGTAGTGGATTCGGCGTTGCTGGTCACAAAGACCGGAACACCATAAACATTACCAATTTCACCGTTACGGATGGTGTTACCAGAACCAACTTCACCCGTGAAGGCTTGCTCAGTGAACCGTGCAATGCCCATGAGGGTGTTGCGGGTTGAAGGAGGAACCATCAAGAAGCGGCCGTCCATAGGAACGTCGTTGTCATCAAGGCGCTGGATGGAGCGACGAATAGCGGCATCGGTGAGAGCACCCAAACCAGTATTTGCAGCAGCCACATAAGCGGTTGTGCCATCAGCACCAGAGAAAGCAGCGTTGTAAGCAGCAGTAGAACCGCCACCGTTAACGCCACGACCCAGCTGGATCAGCGAGGTGTCAACCTGACGGGCAAGGGCGTAACCAGCATCTTCAGTGTAGAAGTTGCGGAGCGAGGCCAAAGCCTGTGCTTCCACAATGTCTTCAATCAGACGCGAATACTCGTAGTGTTGGTCAATCGTAGCAACAACTTCCAACTCAGTACCTGCAATCAGGGTGACTTGAGTGGAAGCGGCTTTGACAGACGCATTACCACGGATAGGAGCAGGAATGTGAACCGAGTCACCTTTCTTGCCTTTGAAGCTCATCTTTTTAATCAGATTAGCGAGAACCAAGTTCTTCTTATAAGTTGCAACAATTTCATCACTCCAGATTTCTGGGATGAACGTTGCGGCGGTCGTCGATGTGACGTGAGCAGTACCAAGAGCCATTTAAATTTCCTTTGCGCCTTAGCGCGTATTATTTAACCCGCCCATCCGCATAAGCCTGACGAATTTCAGGTTCAAGCGTTTCATATCGAGCGGGGTCTGTCATGCGAAGCCGGATAAGGTCGGCACGACGATAAACTTTCCGTGAAGATTCACCAGTTCC